GGCACAGCATTGAGCAAATTTGTTTTGGATAAAACCATGCAGGCTGCTGTGGTGTTTGCAGGAACCTATCAAGCATTGAAAGCAGCAGGAGTTGGAGGACCGGGAGGAGGACTTGGTACTAGTTTAGCCGGAGGAGGAGTTGGTGGCGGCGCCGGTGGGGGAAAATTAGGAAAATTAAAAACAAATGCGATATCAGGATTCAAAATAGGTGCACCCATGGTAGTTGGGGGTATAGTGACAGATTCATTAGCCAGCGCTGCAGGCAAAGACACAGATACGGGTAAAGCATTAGATGTACTAGGATCCACACTAACAGCCGCCGGAACAGGCGCCATGTTGGGATCAATATTTGGACCACTGGGCACTACTATAGGAGGAGTTGCTGGAGGTCTTATTGGCGGAGGAATGGCAGCATACAACAACAGGAGCAGAGCCACAGGGACATTTGGAGAAACAGGATTACCATTTGAAACAAAAACTTCTAGTCTCAAAGTGCATGCCGGCGAAAGAGTATTGAATACCCAAGAAACTGCTGCTTACAATGCAGTAGGAGACAACACCAGCACAAGCGACTTGGCTAGTAGCATGTCACAATATCATATTACCGCAAAAGAGATGTTAGCACAACAAAAGTCCACCAACGAACTATTAAATAAGCAAGTTGCACTAGCAATAGCAATGGAAAAAAATACCAAGAAGACTTCCAAAATGGTTGATAAAGTGGGGCCTTCTCTAGTATAATAAGTGAATAATATATGAGCTGGAAAAAATATTTTAAAGAACCCACAACGTCTCCTATAAGCGGTGACAAGACTCCCAATTTTGCAAAGAGAAATTATTCATCTTATCTACCAGACGTTTACACAGGACATCCAAACAGAGTACAAAGATATTTCCAGTATGATCAAATGGATACAGATTCTGAGATCAATGCAGCATTAGACATCCTAGCAGAATTTTGCACACAAGACAACAACGAAAACAACACACCATTTGATCTAGTATTCAAAGACGATGTCACAGAAACAGAAGTAAAATTATTAAAAAAAGCTCTACAACAGTGGACACAATCTAATAGATTTCAAAGAAGAATATTCCGTATTTTTAGAAATACTTTAAAGTATGGTGATTGTTTCTTTGTGAGAGATCCAGAAACCAACAAATGGTTGTACATGGATCCTGCAAAGATTGATAGAATTATTGTCAACGAGTCAGAAGGTAAAGTACCTGAGCAATATGTAATCAGAGATATCAATCCTAATTTACAAAAATTATCTGCCACACAAATATCTCCCAATCAATTATATGGCGGTACTGCCACAGGAGCATATCAGCAGAATTACGCAGGGGCAGGCCAAGGCATGAACACCAGTTATCCAACCGGAGGCTCGGGAGGCAGATTCTACAGAACCATGAATCAGTATGCTATCAACGCCGAGCACGTGGTACACATGAGTTTGAGTGATGGCATGGACAACCTATTCCCATTTGGGCAATCGGTGTTGGAGCAAGTGTTCAAAGTTTACAAACAAAAAGAATTATTAGAAGATGCAATCATTATCTATCGTGTGCAAAGAGCACCGGAGAGAAGAGTGTTCTACATTGATGTGGGCAATATGCCAACACACTTGGCAATGCAATTTGTTGAGCGAGTTAAAAATGAAATCAATCAAAGAAGAATTCCCAGCACATCGGGCGGAGCAAGTTATATCGATGCCACATACAATCCAATGTCGGTTAACGAAGACTATTTCTTCCCGCAAACAGCAGAAGGAAGAGGATCTAAAGTGGACACACTGCCGGGTGGAACCAATCTAGGTGAGATTGACGATTTAAGATTTTTTACCAACAAATTATATAGAGGACTAAGAATTCCGTCTTCGTATCTACCCACAGGAGCAGATGACGGAGCCCAACAATATAACGACGGTAGAGTAGGTACTGCATATATTCAAGAATTAAGATTCAACAAATATTGTGAAAGATTGCAAAGTTTAATTGCTCCGGTATTTGATGAAGAATTTAAATTATGGATTAAAAACAAAGGGTACAGCATTGATAACAGCACATTTGAAATTAAATTCAATCCTCCACAAAACTTTGCACAATACAGACAGACAGAAATGGATCAGAGCAGAGTGGGCACGTTTGTACAGGTCGCCGAATTACCTTACATGAGCAAAAGATTTGCTCTATCAAGATTCCTAGGATTATCTGAAGAAGAAATGGCAAAAAATAGCACGCTATGGGCCGAAGAAAATGCAGTGGCACAGAAAAAACAAACCAAGACCACTCAATTGAGAACAGCAGGTATTAGCCAGGCAGGAGTGCAATCAGATCTAGACCAATTTGAAAATCCAACCCCCGAAGAAGGAGCCCCGGGCCCAGGCACACCAGGCACTAGCGTAACACCAGGCACGCCCACACCCGGCACCACACCCGGCGGCGGAGCCACCGTCTAAGGCTTAAATAATAGCAACATGTACTTGAAAGAAATGTGGTCATACGGCCCGCAAGGCTTTGAACAACAAAAAAATTATAATGCAGAAGACGATATTTCTGTGTTAGATTCTAGTGATACTAGAAAAACTCGTTTGAGATTATGCGATCTTAATAAAATGCGTCTTGCCAGCGAAACACACGATCAAGAACAGAGAGAACAAGCAGAATTTGTACAAAAGATGTATGGACAACCTGCCGCAGCAGACAACCTATCACTTTAATATATAATGTCCGATAAAGCATTCGTACTGGGCAACGGAGAATCACGCAAAGGCATCAAGATTGCCAATCTAAAGCAACACGGCACAGTATTTGCTTGTAACGCTGTGTATAGGACCGAAGAACCCGACTATCTGGTAGCAGTGGATCCTAAAATGATACTAGAAATAGCAGAGACGGATTATGCCAAAACACACGAAGTATGGAGCAATTACAATCATCAGTATGAAAAAATTCAGAATGCCAAAAATCATATCAAATGGTTCACCCCTAGCCTGGGGTGGAGCTCGGGCCCAACTGCCCTAAAAATGGCTGCTGATAAGAAATTTAAAGAGATTTACATACTAGGGTTTGATTATCAAGGGCATCCTCGAGGAGATAAAAGTACTATGTTTGCTTTGAATAATCTATTCAAAGATACTCGCAACTATAAAAAAAGCAAAGAAGAAGCCACATATTATGGTAATTGGATGAGCCAAACTAAAAAGGTACTAACTTCATATGCAGATATACAATTTTTCCGTGTAGTAAACAAAAATGCGTTTAAACCGCACGATTTAGAGTTTAACAAGAACTTTAAACACCTAGATATTGAAGACTTTCTAAAGATACATAATATACAGATACAAATATAGTCCTAGTCAAAAAACCCCCGTTTTTGACCCAAAAGTACCGCTTTATTTCGCTGGTCGCTTAAATAATACACTTTATAAAGTATAAAACCAAACTTGCCAAAAGGAGCACGTGCAATGACACAATCTACAAATAAATTTGAGCAATTGCTTGAATTACTAATCAACGAAGAGAATGATAAAGCGCAGGCGCTATTTCACGAAATCGTTGTTGAAAAATCTAGAGATATCTACGAAGGTTTAGCAGAAGCTGAAACTAAAGAAGACTCTAAAGAAGAAGTTAAAGAAACAGAAAAAACCGAAGAAGTTAAAGAAACTGAATCAAAAGACGAAACAGTTGATGAAACAGTTGACGAAACAGTTGAAATTGAAGAAGAATCAATTGAAGAAGTTGGTGGCGATGCTACTGATGATTTAATTGCCGATGTTTCTGCTGATGAAAAAGGCGACGCCGAGCACGGTGAAGAACATGCCGACGCACACGCCGACGCACAAGCGGACGCAGGTGTTGAAAATAAAATCGTTGACTTAGAAGATGCTTTAGAAGAATTAAAAGCAGAATTTGAAAAAATGATGAGTGGTGAAAAAGGCGAAGAACATGCAGATGCTGAGCAATCAGACGAAGCAGCAGTTATAGCACAACCAGCTCAAGACGCTCAAGTTGCAGTAGCTCAAGAAGCTAAAAAAGATGATATGAAGAAGGAAACTGTAAAAGAATACAAGATCCAAAAATCAGCTGACAACAAAGACGGCTCTGACAAATCAGCAAAATCACCAATAGTTGATGCAGGAACTAAAATGGGACTAGGCTCTAAAAACATCGCTCAAGCAGATGTTGCTAAAGAAAAAGCCAAAACTCCAACTGCTCAAAAAATGGGTGACTTTGAAAACACACCAGGTAAAGATAAAGCAACTTCTTACAAAAAAGAAGTAAAAGCTGATCATAAAGACGGTGGTGATAAGTCAGCATCTAAATCTCCAATCGTTGCTGCTAAGAAGTAAGCAATAAGAAAGAGAACAGGAAGCGAAGATGGGACTATACCTAAGAGAACACTTAACCTACGATCAGGCCAGGATGGAAGTCTTGCACGAAGGCAAGGAAGGCAAGGACCTTTATATGAAAGGGATTTGTATCCAGGGCGGCATCAAAAATGCCAATCAGAGAGTTTACCCAGTGAATGAAATTCAAAAAGCGGTAAAAACACTCAATGATCAGATCACATCGGGTTATTCTGTTCTAGGGGAAGTAGACCATCCGGATGATCTAAAAATTAATTTGGACCGTGTTAGCCACATGATTACTGATATGTGGATGGACGGTCCGAATGGATACGGCAAGATGAAAATCCTGCCAACACCAATGGGCCAACTAGTGAAAACTATGTTAGAGTCTGGAGTCAAACTGGGCGTGTCAAGCCGCGGTTCTGGAAACGTTTCAGAATACGGTGGAGGACAAGTCAGTGATTTCGAGATCATAACAGTGGACGTAGTGGCACAACCTTCAGCACCGGGTGCTTACCCAACTGCAATTTACGAACATTTGTTGAATACAAAGGGCGGAAATAAAGCAATGGGTCTGGCTGCTGAGATTAGAGATGATAAAAAAGCACAGAAGTACCTTAAAGAGGCACTAACCAACA